GGAAGAATACAAGAGGCTCTACTCAGAATATGTAAAGCAACTTGTTATCGTACATAACTATCATAACATATTTGTGAAACGTATAGGACACGAATCTGGTAAAAAAGTCAGAGTTGCGTTAACAGCAATGGCTAGATTAGAAAGAGAAATGAAAAAGGTTTGTAGACAAGCATATTTAGAAAATAATATATTACTCAAAGAACAAAGAAAGAAGACTTATACAGGATTCACCTTGCCAGAAAAAAGAGGACCGGGCGGACCTAGTCACTCAAGAAGAAAAAATGTGGACATATCAAAATCAAATAGTGGAGGAACTTCCTGAAGACACGGTGGGCTTTGTATATCTCATCACCAATTTAACCAACAATAGAAAATACATAGGCAAGAAACTGGCAAAATTTAGTAAAACCGCATACAAGACAGTAAAATTAAAGAATGGCACAAAGAAAAAGAAAAAGATTAGAAGTAAAATAGAATCAGATTGGCGGCTATATTGGGGTTCCAGTGTCGAACTCACCGCAGACATAGAAAAATTAGGCATAGAAAATTTTAAACGAGAAATATTATATTACTGTAAAAGCAAATCAGAATGTTCTTATACCGAAGCAAAATTACAATTTGAACATAAAGTATTAGAATCTACTGAGTATTATAACAATAATATACAAGTTCGTGTCCATGGCTCACACATAATTAAAAAACCCTAGGCTCATCAGCGGTACATAAGCAAGCATCAGCCAATTTCGGATGCCCTAGACCTGGATCTCGGATCACAGGGATGGAAATCTCTCGCCGCTAAGAGTACTCAACTAGTATCCTTTACAGGACCAAGATCACAAATTCGCCGTGGTTTAGTTGTTTGAAGAATAGAAAAAAGGCAAAAAGGAGGGGAGAGAAACCCCAGGTTTACACATATGTTAGTGTATATATGTAAACTGCCGTTGATATAAAGACGGAGCTCGTGGTACCGGTCAACCGCCACTGTAACGCTCTAACACTAAGTGACTGTTCGAACTCGGATGATGTCATTTTTTGCCCTGTGCGGGCAAAGTGTGACCAAAGAATCTGGATGATACTAGAATCTTCTACGAAGATAACAGTTGCTCTGAGTGATAACGAAAGAGCAAATGAGCGTCAGCTCATTATAAATAAACTTACTATTACTTAGGACTTTACCTTTATGCATATCTCTGAACTTATCTCTGAACAACAATTAGATGAATTAAGCCTAGCTGGGATAGGTAAGGGTATAGGTACAGTAGCCAAAGGGTTAGGAAAAGCTGTAGGTGGAGTTCAAGGAGCCTGGCAGGGAGCTAAAGATGTTTATGGACAAAATCGAGATAGAGTAGCCAAAGTAGCTCAAAGGAATGTTAGTAGAGCAGGCGGACTTAAATCTACCAAACCTGTACAACAACCAGTACAAGGTCAACCAACTACAACAAATCCCCAAACAACACAAAATACTACTCAACAACCTCCTGTTACCAATCCTTCAGAAGTAGATCAAATAGTACAAACTGTGTCTAAGATGGATCCGGTTAGCAAAAAAGAAGTAATTTCTAAAATACAAAATCAACCAGCCGCTCCGCAACCGGCGCAGGGGCAAGCTGTTGATTTAGATCAACTTAAACAACAATCAGCCGCTCGACAAGCACAAGGGCAAGCTGATCAACAACAAGCTCAACAGCAAATGCAACAAACACAGCAAGCCAATGCCGCTACATCACAGAAAGATAATGATTTGGTTGCCGCTGTTAAAGCAGAAAAAGCAAAACCTGGATGGCAACAAGACAAAGGCCTAATAGCTAGAGCAGCCGCTCAAGGCATTCACGAAAACAAAAAGAAGAAAAAGAAATCTGTTATGGAATTTCACAGCAAGTTCTTAGGACAGATGATCTAAAAGAAAGGTTGTCCACTCTCTTTGGTGATTTCTAAATTCTTTTCAATAATCTTAGCAATTATTTGTCTGTCTTCGTGACACAACATCAAACTTTCTGAGAAGGTAACACCACCTCTCATATACCAACATATTCTAAATAATTCATCTTTAATGGCTTTTGACTCTAACTCGTAATCTTTGACAAGTTGATTAATGCCGTCTATGTCTAGTGTCAAAAGCCTTAGACGAAAAAAGTTGATGGATCAAATGTAATTGGAACTTCTATGGTATCGCCTGTAATACCCTTTTCTCTCATTTCATCAGTTACAGTTACAGTCATAGGTTTAATTGCATTGACATCTTTGAGATTCTCTAAGTGACTTTGTATCACATTAAACATTTCTTTATCAATATTATCTACAAACTCTTTGATAAAAGTAGGGTCCTCTGTGCTACCACTAGCACTTTCAATTTTACTGATACTATCACTGATAGTTCCTAAAGTAGTATCAGTGAGTTTCTTAAAACTTTCTTTAAAAAGTTTTATTTTGTCATCCTCAGAAATTTTGTCATCATTTACTACTTGCATGATCTTTTGAGTTTCAAAAGTTTTTAAGGCCGCAGAACTTAATTGTCGATAGTTTAACGGACGAACAAATACAGTTAGCTCATCTGTGATAGGTACTATAGGATTCCAAGTAATTTGATTCATTAGTTGATCCATTAATACTCGAAGATCCATTTGATATTCTAATTCTAAATCATCGCCAAACTTAACAGGAGTGGTCATCATTTCACCGTATGTGGCTAAACGAATAGCAATTAATATAATATCTAAATCAATGTTTGGAGTTACCCAAGCATTTTTAATAGCAGGAATACAATGCTGAATGACATCAACTATAGCTTGTCCATTCATTAATGCATCGGGTACTTTTAGCATTAGCTCATCTTTAGCAGTCATCGAATAAACAGGAAGTTCTCCAGTTTCTGGAATTTCAATACTGCCTTCGGGCCAATAATTACCTCCACTAGGCAGCCGAATGTAGATCTTGGGCTGACGCATAAATGCAGATAATGGATTAACGGATGAATTCATGGTTTTGATTCCTAATAAATAACTTGAAGATATATTCTTTAGAGTATTTATATACGCATAAAACCACGGAAAAACAATGGTAGAAAAAGTAACAGGGTTTATAGGGCAAGACAATGTTGAATTGAATAATGCCGCCTCTGAGGCTACGCTTTTAAAGTTATTAGAAGCAATGAAAGCCGTAGGTGGTTCTAGTGCCGCTAGTAAAACTGCCGGGTTGGCGGGGGCAGCCGGCATTAATCCTGCAACAGTAGCCAAAGCCAACGAAAGTGTTGATAAATTTGGCGGTGTATTAGATACTGCTACCAATAAGTTAGTTGCAGGTACTTATAAGTCACAGGATTTATATGCTAGTCTAGGATTACTTCCTGGACCAATTGGTATTGTTGCGAATGCGTTTGCTATATTAGCAGGATATCAGCAACAGAATTTAGAAACACAGCAAGCTCTGGCTAAATCAGGAGCAGCCTTTGGTGGAACACTAACTGAAGTACGAGCCGCTGCCGCAAACTCATATCTAACATTAACTGAATTTTCTGGAGCTATTCAAAAAAATCAAGCCATTATAGGAAGCCTCGGAGGATCTATGGAGGCTGGTGTTAAAAAGTTTGTTTCAATACAGAATGAATTATTAGCTTCAGGTAGTCCTACTCAACAAAATTTAGCCAGTTTAGGATACAGTGCCGCCGATGCCGCAGACCTTACAGCAAGTTATATGCGAGCACAAGGCACAATGAACAAAGAAGCTTTAAGAGATAACAAAGCTGTTAGTGCAAGTATTGGCGAATATGCACAACAGTTAGATATGATGGCACAACTGACAGGCAAGAGTCGAGCTGAGTTACAAGCCAAAATGGATAAAGAAAATACAGAAGCCCAATGGCAATCAGCATTGGCTAGCATGAGTAAAGAAAAGGCTGATAAACTTCGTCAAGGCATGCAACTGGCTATGACACAAGGTGGACAAGGAGCAGTTGATGCATTTAAGGCCATGGCATTGGGATTACCGCCAATGACAGAAGAAGGTAGATTATATATGGCTACGCAAAGGGCCGGTGTTCAAGCCTTAAAGGATTATACTGCAAGAGCTGATGATGCAGGTATTAGTACAAAAAAAGCCGCCGAACTTAATAGAGCCACGCTGGCAAAACAAATTGCTGAAGGAGCAAATGACCAAAAAGCCCTGCAAAAAGTATTGCAAGCAGATGCACTTGCAGGAGGAAAGTTAAGTAAATCATTTGCAGATTCTACGGCATTACAGACAAAGTTCAAAGACATGACGCAAGAACAGATTGCCGCTGAACTTAATAAAATGGCCGCAGAAGAAGAACGCGAAAAATCACAAGCCGCTGATATGGATGCCGCAAATAAAAACCTACAAGAATTAGGTCAATCAATTATAGGTATTATAAATCCATTGGTAGCTATTGTAACTCCTGCGTTTAAATTCTTAGGAGGTATTCTTGCCAGTGTTGGTAAATGGTTGAATTCGTTCGGTGATACTACTAAGACAGTAATTTCTACTATAGGGCTACTCACTGGTGCACTGACAGTCTATTTCTTGCGTCAATCTGCTCAAAATAAAGCAGAAGCTCTTAAAGGACTGCTTAACAGTGGTGGCGGAGCTGGTGGAGCATTAGGTGGTGTATCAAAAGTTGCAGAAGCTGGTGGAACAGTTGGCGGTAGTAGTGGAGGTGGACTAGTTAGTTTTATTAGATCTCTAGGGCGCGGACTTGCTAGCCTTGCACCTATTGCTGGGTTTATGCTTATTGGAGCAGGAGCAGTAGCTGGTGTTATTGCCATACTAGGTGCAGGTGTTGCAGCCGCAATTGCATTGGTGGGATTATCATTGCCTGTGTTTGCTAAAGGACTGATGGATTTTGGTAACATTGACGGTACTAATTTAATTAAAGTAGCCGCGGGTATAGGAGCACTTGGTGTTGCTATGGTAGCATTTACTGCTGGTAGTGTTATAGGTGGATTGGGTGCTATAGGATCTAAGGTTATAAATTTGTTCTCAGGTGGTGGACCTATTGCAATGATACAAGATACCGTAGCACAACTTACTCCTATTTTGCCACAACTCACAGCCTTAGGCCCTGCACTTAATACCTATGCACAAGGTATAGTAGCATTTGGTAGTGCAGTGAATACTGTAGATTTAACCAAAGCAGAAAAACTTAGATCAATATTAAAACCTACAGCTACTGAGGCTTTACAAGCAGTTGGTACTCAAATGATACAAGCTGTGACTAAGATAGCAGGTGGTGGAAACTCGGCAGAAGAAAAAACGCATTCCGAGATGCAGGCATTAAATAACACTATGAAGGAGATGCTTAAGCACATGAAAGATACTGCGGAAAATACCAAACGCACTCATGATGCTACTAAAGCATTGAACGGTAATTTGTTTGCCGTATAAAAGGAATAATATAAAATGGCAGGATGGAAAAAGTATTTTACCCCAGTTAATGTATCAGGTACATTAAGTCCCGTTAGCGGAAGCACCGGAATGGGCAGTAACCCTAGCCGTACAAATTATTCTAGTTATTTGCCCGATGTATATGCTGGTCATCCCAACCGTCTAGAGCGTTACGGCCAATACGATACCATGGACAGTGACTCAGAAGTCAATGCCGCTTTTGATATTTTAGCAGAGTTTTGTACACAGGTTAATGAAGAAAACGGCACAAGTTTTCAAATCTTCTTCAAAGAACAAGCTACTACAACTGAAATTAAGGTCATTAAAAAGTATCTACAGCAGTGGGCTAAACTTAATAAATTCAACATTCGCATGTTTAAGATCGTGCGTAATGCTTTCAAATATGGTGATAGTTTCTTTGTTCGTGACCCAGAAACACAGAGTTGGATGTATGTAGATCCAGCCAAAGTAGATAAGATTATTGTCAATGAATCAGAAGGCAAGAAACCTGAGCAATACATGATTCGTGACTTCAATCCTAACTTTGAAACACTGGCTACAACAGCTATTCAACCCAGCAATCAAAATGGCGGCGGTAGTCAGTTTGGTGGTAGCTATGGCACAGGTCAAGGCGGTGCAGGTGGTTCAAGAGGCATGGTTGGATCATTTCCAACAACTGCTAACTCTAGTCGCTTTGCAGAAAATCAAAATCAATATGCCATAGATGCACGACATGTTATCCATATCTCAATGAGCGAAGGTTTGGATAATAATTTCCCATTTGGTAATAGTTTAATGGAAAGTATCTTCAAAGTATTCAAACAAAAAGAGTTGCTTGAAGATGCTATCCTAATCTATCGTATTCAGCGTGCTCCTGAGCGCAGGGTATTTTATATCGATGTAGGTAACATGCCCAGTCACTTGGCCATGAGCTTTGTTGAGCGTGTTAAAAACGAAGTTAATCAAAGACGAATCCCCAGTGTTACTGGTGGTAGTCAAAGTGTTATTGATGCAAGTTATAATCCCCTAAGTATCAACGAAGATTACTTCTTCCCACAAACTGCAGAAGGTCGCGGCAGTAAAGTTGAGATCCTACAAGGTGGA